AATATCAATATTTATTTATTTTCTATGTTGACAAAAATTATAATCCATGTTAAACTAAAGTCTATTATACACCAAGAGTTATATACTATAGGGTGTATATGAAAAAGTATATGTAATGAATTGGTGTGATTATTGTTGTGACTGGTTCTTTTTGTCACAACAATAATCACTATCCGTTAGGATATTTTATTTAATATTATTGTTTAAAATATGTAATTATAACCTTCTTTGTTACATTTACATACTTGTCTAATTATTTTATCTAATTCCTTTTCTTGGTCTTTTAAGAAATCATCATCCCATACTTCAATTAATTACTTGTCTAATTATTTTATCTAATTCCTTTTCTTGGTCTTTTAAGAAATCATCATCCCATACTTCAATTAATTTTATTCCTTTTTCTTCACATAATTTTCTTTTACGTTTATCTCGTTTTATTGCTTCAGGTAATGAATGCCAATAATTACCTTGATATTCAATTCCAATATTTAAATCTGGATAATATATATCTAATTCAAGACCATTTAATATTTTACGATCATTATATATTACTTTATCTTGTATATAATCTTTCAATATTTTTTGTAATAATCTTTGACCCGTAGATCCTTCACAATGGGGACATCTACGATAATTTTTAAAACTACTTGGTATTACGTTCCATTCATGACCATTAGGACATTTTAATTCAACTTTTGTATAATTATTTTTATATTCAGATAATAATTCATATCTTTCTTCTGTTAATAATTCTAAAAATTGATCTTTTGCTTGTTCTGGACATAATCCTGCACAAACTGGACATCTACTATCATTATTTTTAAAATCGTTTGGTGTTACTTTATATTCATGGTCTTTATTACATCTTATTTTAACTTTTGTCATTGAACTTTTATATTCTTCTATTAACTCATATCCTTCCTTAGCTAATAATTCTAAAAATTGATCTTTTGCTTGTTCTGGACACAAACCAGCACATATTGGACATCTACAACCACTTTTAAAATTATTTGGTTTAACTGTATAAATATGACCTTTATTACATTTCAATTTCACATTAATTTTTGTGCCATTATATTCAGAAAGTAATATATATCCAAACCTAGATAATATCTTTATAAATTGTTCTTTTGCTTGTATAGGACAATGATTTGAACATTTTGGACATCTACTACCATTTTTAAAACTATTAGGTGTGACATTATATTCATGACCTTTTTTACATTTTAGTTTAACTTTCTTTAACGCGCTCTTATATACACCAATTAATTTATATCCTTCTTGGTCTAATGTCTGGATAAACTTTTCTTTAGCTTGAATTGGACATAAACCAGCACATTTAGGACATCGATGACCTTGTTGAAAAATATTCGGTGTTGTTTCCCATATATGACCTTCTGGACATTTTATTTTTACTTTAACCTTACTATTAACATATTCATTTAGTAATTCATATCCCTCACCAATAACCAGTTTTTTAAATTTATCTGCATAATCAATCATTTACATCATTCCTATTTCAATACCCCAACCTTCATGTGACTCTTCGTTTCTTAATGTTTCTTCCAATAGTTCTTTTTCAGCTTGTCCATCAGACACCATCGAATCACCATCTAAAGATATCCCCTGATTCCCAAGAGAGTTGAAATTTGCCATTTTCCTGCGAATAATACCTAATGTTATTTTAGTCATAGCAGTCACAAAATCGAGTATCCAATCTTCATCGTACAAATCTTCTTCAACTTCTCGTTCAAAATATGTAGCAGACGTATATGTAATTATCACGTCATCACCTTCAACAAGAATACCATCTAGTGTTAATTCATCCCAAGCAACTGTCTGTGTGTCATCCAATCTAAAATCAACACCATATATTCTATCAAACGATCCTACTGAAAATTTCATACCATCAGCAGCACTAACAGGATCAACAAGAATAAGTGATTTATTAGTAATTTCATCAGCAGTTAAAGTTCTATTTTCAATTTTTGTTGTATATTGTTTAATAACACTCTGATTAGCCGTTGTACTATTCGGTCTTTGACTTCTAACAGCAACATATGTAATATTCATTTGATCACCAACAACCAATGTTCCATCAAGACCTAAATCTTTCCATATAATTTTTTTAGAATTAAGTGGATCTACAATATAATCACCATTTGGTATAATTTCTAATGCATCTGAATCACTACCAGCATTAATTTTTATATTATTATCCCATATAGGCCATGTAACATTAACAAACCCATTATCAATATTAGATTGGTTTAATGTAAATTGTTCTATTTCTGTTGATGTGGCCGTTACATTGGTCCATTCATCTGGATAATAATTTGATCTGAACAATACAGGATAAGAAACAACCAATTTATCACCCTCACTCAATGTAGTATCAAAACCTAAATCTTCCCAAGCAATAACTCTATTATTAACTGCTAATTGTGACCAATCTACATTTTTAGTTGTTCCAAGCCCATTAAGTGTTATCATTATATCTTCTGGTATATTATTATCTAATTTATCAACAAAACCAGTAATAGGTTTATGTTCTAATAGCATTGATTTATTAGTTAATTCTGTCGTACTAATTGTGTGTGTCTCAACGACTGTTTTTATCTCTCTTAATGTATCTTTCCAATCTGGTGTATAATAAGGCAATGAAGAACCTTGTATCATAAATGCTTTTAACATCACAAAACCAGGAGAATCATATACATATTCTTGTGATAATCCTGTATCTGGATCTGTTCCCATAGTATATATATAACCCTCATTTTGTGGAGGTGCTGGATTAATTTCTAATTGATTTGTTGACCTATGATATTTCCAATTATAAGGCGTCACATTATATTTACTGAGAGTTGCCATAAAATCTTTAACTATATGATAACTAACCAAATCATATCCACCTGTAAACATTCCACCATACATTCCCTGTGAAAACATAAAATTATCAACAGTGAATAATGTATTAATACCACCAGATTTCAATGGATCTTCGTTATATTCAACAACCTCTACAATACCTGCTGGTAAATCATAAAGAGTTTTCCCAGCTTGTAAAAGTACTGTAAAATAAATTTCTTGTGTTGAATTAGAACAGGCCCACTTAAGCCATTTTTGTCTGGCATAATCAATATGTTCACTAACTTGGTTATCACATACCTCTACTTTAACCATAGGTTCACCTAAACGATTTCGTACCTTTTGTATTAATTGACTTCTAGATATAGCCATTATTAAATCTCCAAAAAATTACTTATTCCATCTAAACACAATTCTAATCCTGCATCATACTCAAATTCTTCTATTACCTTTAAATCTATACCATTAGCATTACAATATTCTCTCTTAATTTCATCTTTATATATTGAATATTCACTACTATGCCAATATGTACCATTAAATTCAATTGCCTTATTTAATTCAGGTATCCATATATCTAATTCCAAATAATTACCTGTTCTGGGATTTATTATTTGGGTTCTATCGCTAGATATTACTTCTTCATTAATACTAGATTTTACATAATTTAATATATCAATTTCTTTCTGTGACCTTCTTTCAAAACATATTGGACATCTACTACCTTGTTTAAAACTACTTGGTGTAACACTATATTCATGTCCTTCTTTACATCTTAATTTTAATTTTGTTTTAGTATCAATATATTCAGATAACAATTTATATCCCATACTTTCAACTAATTCCTTGAATTCTTTACTTGCTTGTATTATTGGACATCTTGGACATCTTCTACCTTTTTTAAAATTATTTGGTCTAACTTCATATTCATGGCCTTTATTACATCTTATTTTAACTTTTGTTGCAACATTCTTATATTCACTCAATAATTCATATCCTACACTCACTAATAATTCTTTAAATTCTTTCTCTGCTTGTATTGGACATAATCCTGCACATTTAATACATCTTTTGCCAGTTTTAAATGTATTCGGTTTTACTTCCCATATATGATTTCTCGAACATCTTAATTTAACCTTTGTTTTAGTACCTTTGTATTTAGATATTAATTTGTAACCATCTTTTGTTATTAATTCTAAAAATTGTTCCTTTGCTTGTATTGGACATTTATTGGAACATTTTGGACATATATGACCTTGTTTAAAAGTATATGGTCTTACTTCATAAATATGACCTTTATTACATTTTATTTTAACTTTTGTTTGTGCATTAATATATTCAGATAGTAATTTATATTCTTTGCTTTCAACAAATTCTTTAAATGTCAACCCATAATTTTTCTTCATATTATTCTTCCTCTGTATTGTCACCTTTATAATTAGGATCAACATCTTTTTTGTTTGGTATTTTATCTAAAACGTCTTGTAACTTTGTGTCTATAGATTCACCAAGTTCTGTTGACATTTTTTGTATCTTCTCTTTGAGAGTAATTATATTCTTCTTGAGATTGACCATGCGTTCTTTTTGTCTTCTACGTCCTTCTGAATCTGTGTTTGGTTTCTCGCCTTCTTCAAATTCCTTCTCACCCAAAGCAACTTTCAGATCAAAAATAGCTTTCTTGTATTCCCTTACCATCTCATAATCTTCTGATATAAATTCATAAAATCTCATAATTATTCCCTTATTAGTATTTAGTCTTTATTCGTCAACCAAGACCAATCTTCCACCATAGCACCATCACCAAAATCAGCCAATAATCCCCATGCTTCATCACCATCTTCTTGTTCTATGAATTGATATGAATCATCAAAGACTTCTTGTTCTAATACATACAAAGCCCAATATAATGCAGAAACAAGATCATCTGCAATATTAACTCCACCAAATTTATTGTTACCTAAATCTTGATAATCAGCGAGTTGTTCAACGGTTCTGGGATCTATAATCTCAACACTTCCATCTTCTAATAATTTCTTCATCAACAAAACTGCAAGTGTTTTTGATTTATTGGTAGCTCTTATACCCAAATCCTTTTCTTTACTACCTGTATTTATCAAATTTTCATTTTCATATTCCCACCATAATCTTTGTACAACTGGTGCGCCCTCGCCATTATTCTCAACCATAATGTGGCTATTATTGTAATAATATGATGTTCTGTTAACAATAGCTGCAAAAGTGTAGACATCTGTATAATTATCTTCCCAAACTGCTACTTGTTTCATGGTGACAGGAGTTATACTATCAACCCTAAGAACTTGTATTACAGAAAAATTTTCACCCGTACCTTTTGCTGAATCAACACCTAAAACATATGTACATCCTGATTTCGGTTTTTCCCATATTCTAAACTTACCTTTCATATCAAGATGGTGTGGTTCTTCTCTAGCTTTAAATAATCTCTCAATACAAAGTGAATCGATTACTGTATTACTTGACCCAATGAATTCGCAATTATGCATAATTATATTATTAGC